CCCATCGATAGCTCGCGCCCATTTGTCTGGCGTGTCGGCGATCATCGCGAGGTTGCCCAGCATGCCCTGGAATTTCGCGGCCTTCTCGAGCGCATCGGTCTTGGCCTCGCGCGCCTGCGCCCGCAGCTTTTCGTCGAATGACTCCGCCCGGGCGAAGTCGCCACCACGATAAAGTGCATCGCGCGCGCCGCGCAGGTTCCCGCTCGCGGCTAGATCGCCCGCGCCGCGAAGCAGGCTCTTTTGCTCGGCTTCCTTGCGCGCGGCCTCGTCGCGCTCACGCATCGCGGCGCCGGTCTGATAGCCCTGCGTGCGTGCGGCCAGCAGGTTGTTGACGCTGGGGATGAATGGATCTGGTAGCGGCATGTCAGAGTCCCGCGTAATTGACGGTGCGAGTTGACCACCCGCCGTTTGCCATTGTGCCGGCCTGCCCCGACGCCATGCCCTGGTTGTAGAGATTGAGCCCGGCAAGATTGGTGAGCGCGCCGGACACCGCGTTTCCTGCGTTCACGGTGCTGCTGCCCGCATTCGAGCCAATGCCCGCGAGGAGGCTCGCGTTGCTCGACCCCAGCGAGCTAGACGCGCCGGCAAGCGTGCCAGCGGCCGACCGGCCGGTATCCACCAGCCCGCCAAGCTGTTGCAGCCTCGTGTTGTAGGCTGACAACATGTTCCGCTGACCATAGTCATAGAGCGCCGCGCGCATGTTGCCGCCGCTCGTGCCGCCAAGCCGATAGCGATCATCGACCGCCTGCAAGCCAGCCTCTTGTGCCGCCGTCCATCCCGGATCGGTTTGGAAGCTGTCGTGGTACGCCTTCTGCGCGTCCGCCCCCTTGAGCCCAAGCGCGGCCTGATAGGTGTCAAGCGCCGTCGTGCCCGCCGACGTGTACGGCTCCATCAGGGACTTGGTCTCGGCATATTGCTTGTTTTGCGCCGCTATGGCCGCGCTGGTGGCCTTCTTTTGCGCCTTCGCCTGTTGGGCGCCGCCATAAAGGGACGTCCCGGCACCGATTACCGCAGCCCCGAGAATCGCCGTCTCAATGCCCATCAGATCGCCCTTCGGTAGATGATTTCCGTCCGCTGATACCCCAGCCGCTCCAATAGCGCCGCGCCCCTGTCGTTCACGGCAGACATCGTCACCCCGGTAGCTCCGCGCGAGGCCGCCCATTCTCGGCCATGACGTTCAAGCCTGAGCCCGGCGCCGGGAGCGCCAAGCCAATGCATCTTGAGCGCCGACACGCGCCCGTCAAAGGGATCGCTCGCCAGCAGCATGGCGATAACGCCATCCACCACGCCGCCACGATCAGAAACAAAAAACCCGCAATCCGGGTGTGCGATTGCCGCGCTGGCGTGCGCGGCGAAGGTGTCGCCGTCAAAGCAGCGCCGATGCCCCCAATGATCGCCAGCCGCCATGAAATCCCGCGCCATCGGCACAAGATCAGGCACGTCCGATTGCGTGGCAGGGCGGATCATCGTTGTCTTTCCAGCGTCTTAGCGAGGCGCTGCAAGAACGTATACCACTCCCGCGTCGGCTGGCCATCTCGTTTGATGACGGGCGTGTCAGATGTGGGGAGCGAGGCAGGGCGCGCCATTTACAGCACTCCATCAGGGTCAATGTCACCATATTGCGATGCTGCGAATATGAATGGCTCCATCGCGTTTGGCGAGGCCCGACCATTAAGCCATTGCCCGGTTTCGTAATTGTCGGCGTCCGACCAGACCGTTCGGAAGTTCGGGAATTGCGGATAGGGACGGGCGTCCCATGTGTAGACCATGATGCGTGACGTATCGACCATGCGGCCCGAATAGACCGACGATTGCGGATTCTGGTCCTCCACGAAGTCGGCTGACGTCTCGTCCCACCATGTGATAAAGGCGCGCAGGTGCCGGCGCTGCTGGATGTCGTCGCGCGCGCCGCTGGAAAAGTATGGCGAGAAGCTCTCCGAGGACTTGGGATCAAGGAAGACGTTGGGCTGGTTCGATCCCCTATCAACCGCGCCGCAACCGATCTCGGAAAACCATATCGGCTTACTCTCCGGAACCCACGCCGTCGGCGATCCGCTGCGCACGCCGCCGGGCCTGTCGTGATGCTCGTTTTCCCACCAGCCCTTCACGTCCTTGAAACGAAAAACCCAATGTTCCCCGTATGTCCCGTCGAAAATGTCCGTTCGCACTTGCGCTGTCCGGTCAGCATCTGAGGCATAAAAATAGTCGTATCCTTCCCCGCCCTGCATCTGCGACCGCAGATAGGCCAGATCGGACGGGCTTTCATACCCCGCCAACGCGTCAAGATGCGTGGAGCCGTCGCGCCAGTCCGACAGCGGCCAGTAATTGTCGATGCTCACCGCGTCAATGTTGCTGTCCGACCACAGCGGGTCGAGATGGAAATAAACATCGCCCGAGCCATCGGCCGGCTGGTGCCCGAAGAATTCGGACCAGTCCGCCGCATAGCTGATCTGCGCGGACGGCAGGAGCGCGCTGACCTCTGCCGCCAGCGTCTTGAGGTGCGCCACGAATGGATATGTGCTCGCACTGTCGCGCACCCATGTCAGCCCGCGCATTTCCGAGCCGATCATGAAGATGTCCACGCCGCCAGCCGCCGCGCATAGAGCCGCCTGATAGAGGATGCAGCGGGAATAGCTCCATTCAGCCGGGCCGGAATAGCTCACCGATCCGGGCGAAACGCTAAAATCAGCCGCCGTCACCGTGCCGTAAAAGGCGTCCACCTGCGCGCCCGCTGTTGCCGTCTCGTCTGGCGAGCCCATAACCCCCGGCGCCGGATCGCAGGTGATGCGACCGCGCCAGGGATAGGCCGGCTGTCCGGTCGCGCCGGTATAGGGATCGGGCAGCGCGTTGCCCTGCTCGATGTCCATCACGATGAAGGGCGTGTAGATGACGCCATAGCCGCGCGCCTTGATGTCCTGAATACAGGCGATGATGGTCTGATCACTTGGCGTTCCGCCATAGGCCGGCCGGAAACCCACCGTCGTCACGGTCTCCGCCGTCGCGCGCGTCAGCCCCGCCACGCCCCATGATATCGGCGTCGTGGCCTTGGTGGACGTGTCCACGCGCGGCTTGATCTCGCACGAGCCACACCGCAGGTCCGTGCCGAACCACGACACGAACAGCGAAACGGTCTCGCATTCGGGCAGGGCTGCCGCAAGCTCGTCCATGGACATCATGTAGTCGCTGGCGTGGCTGTAGGTGTGCCTGTTCTCGGTGTAGGTCGAGCCGGCGCCGCCGTCTACGCGGACCTCGCTCGTGTGGTAACCGAACTCCGTTGATCCGGGAATGAGCGTCACCGCGCGGATGATGCTTTCGATGTCGTTTGCGTCCACATCGTCGGCCGCACGCACGGTCGCATTGAACAGCCGATACCATTCCAGTGTTATGCGGCCCGTCTCGCTATCGACAAGCGGCAGATCCGATGTGGGGACGAGGAGTTGCCGCAGGCCGGGCCGGGAGGGCACTTTGTTGGCGATGCGGGCCAGGCTTTGCAGAGTGGAATACCATTCCAGGCTGATGCGTCCCGTCTTGGGATCGGCAAGCGGCAGGCTCTTGTCAGGGATCGTGACAAGCGTCATCCAGCCCGCCTCGCCTCCAGAGACACGCCGTTGATCGCCTTGAGCGTCTTGGCGCTGGCGCGTATCCGCCAGACGCGGCCCTTTTCCGTGCAGCGCCCCCAGCGATTGAGCCTGACCGTGGTCGAGAACTGCCCTTGCCCACCAATGCTGGCCACACGCTCGCCGCGAAACGTCTTCCCGCCGTCGTCGCTGAAATCCACCATGATCGCCGGCGCGGTGTCGCTATCATCTCCAGCGCCAAGGCCAACTCCCGTCACCACGTCGATCTGCACAGCATCCACCAGCATGCCATCGGGGAACCGATGCGAGTGAGGGCAGCGCACTTCGAGAACATGCGCTTCGCCGTCCTCGTCATAGGATGACGGATTGAGGCGGTATAGCTCGCCAGAGTCCTCGGCGCCGAGGATGTAGCCGCCCGCGAATTCGATCGCGCTGTTCACGCGCCAGCGGTCCAGGCCATAGGATTGCCGCTCGTACCACGCCTTGCTGAAACCCGCCTGCCGCGCGAGCGGCAGATCCAGGCACCATGTGAAATTGGCCCCCTTGAGCGTAAATGTTTCGTGCCCGTGAAACGAATGGATGCTGCCGATCATCGCGGCGCGATCCGCCGCGCTTAGCGCTTCAATCGAGCGCTCCACCGCATGGCTTGACACCCGCTCGGCACCACCATCGCGGCCATAGCGCACGATCCCCTTGTGGTCCACCCACATCAGCGCCTTTTCAAAGCGCGCGACCGAATGCCGGGCCATGAGCCCAAGATCAATATCCTGCTGCACTGGCGAGAAGGGGAAGGGTTGTCCGGCAAGCGATGGGTCAGGCTGCCATATCTCCAGCGTCCGCTTGCCGAACAGGTAGGCGAATCCGGCATTGGCAAACACGCGGACGAGGCCGTCAGACGATGAGTTGGCGATGTCGAAAGCATGCGCCGATACGCTCGCGGCGTCGTCGGTGTCAGAGCAATAGACGCGCCCGTCATCGATGCCGTAAAGCGTGCGACCGCGCAGGTAATCGCACGAGTTTGGCGTGGGCAGATCGCTGTCGGGAGCCTCGGATAGCGCGCTTCCGGTCAGGACGTACCAGGAGACATTAGGGCGCACGATGGCAACCTGGATTGGGTCCGCGAGATTGCCCGCGAGGATGCAGCGATCAGCCCCCGCGATACTCGTCAGCGTCGATCCCAGGCCGTTGACGTCGAAAGACACGATGCTGCCGCCGAGGATGGCGAGCAATTCGCCATCCGCCCGCGCGAACAGCCCGCGCTCGCTGGCGGGATAGCTGTTTTGGTCCCACCGCGTCAGGCCAGGCGCTCCATAGATCGTGAATTGCGTCTTACCATCGGCGCCGTGCATCTCCGGGTAACCGTTGATAAGGCGCGCCGCCGCGTCCTGACCGTCGCGGCCAAGCGTCGATGCGGTGGGGAGCGCGAGCGGGATTGTGGGCATCACGTCCGCCCCAGATCGAATCGGACCATCATTTCGCGCTCCCAATCCATCGCCTCTCGCAGGAGCATTTGCGACCGCGAGATGATGCGCCTTGCCACCTCACCTTCCACGCCGTAATCGTCCAAAAGCCGCTCGGCAAGCGCGTAAACAAGCACGTCGAAATGCTCCTGCGCGATGTCGATATCATCAGACAGGTCGTCGATATCGTCGGTACGCTTCTGGTAGGTCAGTCGCACGGTTTCCGTCGTCACCGTCGCCTTGACCGGCCAGAGATAAAGCGTTGGAGCGCCGCGCTGCGGATCGAAATAATACTGCGTCGGGATACCCGCCGACGATTTTAGCGGCAGGTCGTCGTAATCCTCGCCTGTAAGCGGCCTCATCGGCAGGTCGCGGCTCGACGTGTCGCGATAGCGCGCGGACAGAATGCGCAGGGGGTTCAATGACGCGGCCAGATCATAGCTGGCCGTCGCGGCCGTCAGCGCCACAGACCCCCGCGCGACCTTCCACAGGTGCGGGCCAGAGCGCGCCCACCCCTTGAGCATCACATTCAATTCCAGACGGGCCGCGTCCGCCTCGTCCGCATCCAGGCTTTGGGCCACGCCGAGAACGTTCATCTTGCGAAGCGCGGCCTCGATGACCTCGCGGGCATTGATCGAGAAGTCAGCGCTGCCGGACAGGGCCATTAGAGATCATCCCGCGTGATGTCGCCGACCGCGAGAAACACAGGCTCGCCAGGCGGTGAGGAAAAAGGAACCGTCTGGTTGTCCGCCTTGCCGCGTACATACTCTTGCGGGTGTCGAGGGTCATGGCATTCGCGGCAGACCAGAAGCCCGGTCCATTCGCGCTTGATGTCGGATGCGTAATATTCAAAACCACAGCGCTGGCACACACAAAGCCAGTCGCCGGCCCGGTATGTGTTGCGCAGCGTCATGCCTTGGTCCGCAGGTAAAGGGTGATGTCGTATCCAGACCCGGCGGCCCCGCCCGACGTCGTCAGCTTGATGTCGCCCGTGTCACCGGCCGTGCGCGGATCGACACTCCCGCCAGACATGGACCAATCCATGACGCCCTGCCCCTTCAGGACTGCGATTTCATCATCGGTCGTGTGGTCCCATGCCAGCAGCACATAGTCGAAGCCGAATACCGAATATTCGATCCGGTCGATGGACGTATACGTGCAGGTGTTTCCAGCCGGGTCGGTGAGCGCGGAAATATCGACCTTGGCCACGCCGCTTTCGCCCGTGCCGTCCGAGCGATTGATGAGGTGAAAGACCTTCAGGCGCCGGCCGGAAAAGATCGTCTTAACGTCAACGGTATCGGCCATGGCGATGCCCTTTCAGATGTCAGCGCTTCCAGCGCGTTCGAGAGAAGCGCGGCGCGTCGTTTCGGCTGCCAGCCGTAGCCGCGCCGGGCGATGGGCCGGATGGCGGCTCGGCGCCCGCGTTCGGGTTCGGGACGCCGTAGCCGGTGATTGCGATGGTGCCAGCCTCGGCCACAAGCGTCGTCATGAATAGCGCGGCCTGACCAGTGAGAACGAGCGATCCTTGGGCACACACGATGGCGACAGCGAGCGGCGCCGTCTGGCCGGAAAGACTGACAAGCCCCTCATCCGCCGTGAGCGTGATGCTACCACCGCCGCCCCCAGCCTCTTGCTGGGCAGCACCCGGAAGTAGCGGCTGGAAGGCCCATGCCATTGGCTATGCGATCTGTAGCAGGCCATTGCTGGCACTGAAATCGACAGTGAATGTATTGCCGTCCGTGATCGTGATGGACGCGCCGTAATCCCAATAGCCGATAAGCGGATCGGCCGGCGACGTTGGCGTATCGTTGTAAAGGACGGCATACCGAAATGCCCCTATCGAGCCGCCCGAGGCCGTGAAAACCACATCATCACCAGTCAGCTTGCCCGTCCCGGATGTTTGCGAGTACGCGGCATTCGCGACGGTCGCGCCGCCCGAGGAATAGCCGTTCGCGGCCGTGATCTGCGTGATGTTCGAAAGTGTCGCATCGGTCGCGGTAGTCGGCGCCGTGTTGGTCAGTGCGATCTTGAGCGTGCCCGTATCGAGGTTGTGCACCCCAAGACCAAGATCCGCGATGAATTGGTTGAATTTTACGAACGCCGCCATCACGCCACCCTTGAAATTCGCCAGTTAATGGCGCGATCCGTCCCGCTGATCTTCTTCAGCGTCATATCCCAGCCGATGCCGAGCACGAGCGTCGGCGACACCCACACCGGCATGGCCTGCGCGCCCGCGAAGCGCGCCGAATAGATGAGCCTTTGCGTGTCGCCCGTGCGGACCTTCTCGTAGGCCCGGAATTCGAAGACATCGCCCGCCGCCACGGCGTTCAGATCCACGAAGGCCTGGAAGATGCCCGACGTGGTGTCGGCGTCCGGCCCGGCCGTGTCCGTCGTCATCGAATGCTCGGTCGTGGATACCGTTTCGGTGCCGGTGAAGGCCTCGACAGTGATTGTCATGGATAGCCCCTCCTAATGCACCACATAGGCCGCGACATCGTACCCCGTCGCGGCATTAAGCGCCTTCGATCGCACCTGCATCTGCGCGCCGTCTGGGATCTGGGCGAAGATCGGCCCGCACACAGTGAATGTGGTGCCGACCTCGGAGGACGATTGCCCCTTCCAGATCGACGGCCCGATTCTGTCGCCGCCCACGCCGAATTCGAAGCACATCGCGTCCGCCGCCGATATGGCCGTGCCCGGCCCTTGGACGGCGTATTGCACTGCGCCGGCCGCGCCCGATATGGGGCTGCCGATATCATCCCACGAGCCGAAGTTGGTCAGGGATGTTGTGTGCACCTCCCCGCGACAGTTCGTGGTGTCAATGCTGCCGACCGTCTCCACGCTCTGCCCGCACCACCAGCTTGCCGGATTGCGGTTGCCGCCGGCCGCCGCCATGAACACGCGGCTCGTGGACAGCGGAGCCGACGATTTCGCCCGCGCGCGCACGCCGATGGATGCGCCAGCCGGTATCCAGATGGGGAAGTGGAAATATTGCGGCTGGAAAATCGTCGTGCCGGACGCCGAGGCGAAATTGGGCATGGTGGAGCCCCAGCCGTTCCCGACCAGCAAATCGGCGATCAATTCCGACCAGCTCGTGCCGCCCGCAGGATCGACGAGGATATCCAGCAGCGCGGAGCCATCAACCGCCGTGCCGGCTGAAAACCCGCCATACCCGATGACGAGATATTCGCAGTCATGCGTCAGCGCGGCGAGAACGCCAGCGGGCGTGCTGTCGGAGCTAGACGCGCCCGCTTGGTGGATCGTGCCGTAGGCCGTGCCGGACGACACATCGCCCATGTTGTCGGTCCAGTGCGCCCAAGACGGGCCACCGGGGAGGATTAGGCCCATGTGGCGCGCCTCGATTAAGCGTCCGTCGTCGCGGTGATGTTGGTTTGCATGCCGACCTCACCCGCGTTGTTGACGATGTTGATCGGCTGGAAAAAGACGCCAGCGGCGGCAACGAACGCCTCGGTAACATTGGCCGCGTTGTCAGCAAGGCGAGCATTGATGTTCGGCCCGATATAGCCCGTCGCCGACGAATTCAACGTGACGATCACGTCCGCGCTGTTCCTGGTCCGCGCATAGCACGGCCCGTCGCCGTAAATGGTGATGTTGGTCGTTGCCGTGGTAACGTTCTCGATCGCCGCCACGGCGAAGTTGCCATCGATCCAAAAATTTTTGATCGTGATGCCGTCGCCGCCAACAATGCTGATAGCCGTGTCCGCGCCCGCCGATGCATCGCCGCGATGCACCCACCCATCGATGTAGAGGCGATTGGCGTTAGCGTCCGTGACGATGAAGTCCACGCATTGGGTGCTCGTGCCGTCGCGCGTCTCGCAGTTGATCATCGAGAAGTCGGCCGCGTTCACGTCGATAGGACCGGTGAGGGCATCGATGCCGCCGACGAACAGCAGGTTGTAGACGGTGACGTTGGCCGCATCCACGTTCATGTCGGCGCCGACAACCGTCGTGAAATTCACGGTGGGCCGCAGTGAGCCAGTGCCGAGGCCAATGATCGCGACCCCCGCGACATCAAGCGACAGCCCACCAGCGGCCGTGACCGTCTCGACGTGGCCGGGTTTGACAACGATGATGTCACCCCTGCCTGCGGTGCAGAGGCCAACAGCATAGTCGATGCTAGCGACGGGCCGCTGGAACGTGCCCTTGTTGCTGTTGGAGCCGTTGACGCTATCAACCCAAAACACCTTGCCGGGATGGGCGGAAAGCAGAGGGACGCCGCGAATGGTAACACCATCCGAGAAGCCACCCGGGTAATTCGTGACTGGCATGCTGAAATCTCCCGTATCACCCCTTTAGGGCCGCTATCGGATACGATCCGGTTCGATGTGCGCGGCCGCGCGGCGGTGACTCCGCGCGGCCCTGCTGCTACGCGCCCGCCGACGCGTAACCCCCACGAAAGTCAGTGTGTCCAACGGAAAAACGCATACGGCTCTTGGCCTTCGCGTTGCCCGTGTTGAATTCGTTGTCCTGCCCGAAATCAAGTTCCTTCCGGTTGAGGAATGTCCAGCCGGCGGGGCAATTGGTTTTGACGAACCAAGCGTCAGGATCGGTGAAGTAGGGGTTCACGATGGGCGCCTTGCCGAGCAACCCCATGTTCCGGATCGCGTTTACCGCGTTGTTGGCGGTATCGTTCTGGAATTCCGACTTCAGCACCCGCGTTGCCTCGAACATCAGGGCATTCGGGATAAGCAGATCAACCCCACGAAGCGCGATGTTCAGGCCGCGCGAATTTTTGGCGTCGGCGATCTGGATCATAAGATCCTCAAGCGCCGCCTCAGAGAAGTCCGCAGCCGGGTTCAGTTCGTTCGACTGCGTGCCGTCAAGCGTCGGGTGATCCGTGGCGAAGGCCTCTTTGCCATCGCCGAAGGTGTAGGATGAGTTGAAGCCCCGGTTGAAGAAGTTCGCGGCAACGATCTGGCGCGTGGTCTCCATCGAGAAGGCGAGCGCGGTGGAGCGGCGGCGGGACACGATCTCGTAAAGATTGTCTTCCTGCTCTTCCTGCGTGACGATGTAGCCAAGGGCATAGGCCACATGCGTGTAACGCGTGACCGCGCCTTGCGTCTCGCTGTCGAATGACACGTCCGCGCCCTCCGCCTTCACGGGCGCGAGGCCAAAGCCGGTCAGTTCAACATCTTCCTCATACGCCTTCGTCGATCCCTTCACCTCGAACATCTGGGTGTGGAATTTCGGCTGACGATCGTATTCGCGGCCCCACCAGCGCTGGATGCCTTCCCAAAGCGCCTTGGGGTGATTACCGGTCGTGATAACTCCAGGCATGGTCAGGCCTCCTTAGATGCCAAGGCCGGACGCGATGCCGCGCTCGGTGTGCAGGTTGATGATCACTTCCACCTTCGCCCGCGTAAGCGTGGTGTCCACGTCCACGCGATTAACTGCGCGCTGAATGATCAACTGGAATGTGGCGTCGGCCGCCTGTGTCGCGCTGTTCAGTTCCACGCCAGACAGCCCCGTTGTCGTGGAACCGGACTGCGTGAAAATGAGGTTCGCGTTCAGGCCCATGTCAGCCGCCGGGATCGCGCCGTCCGCCTGCACCTCCCAAACGGTGTACGGATCGACATTGACATAGCAGATGCGATCGGTGGACGCGGGGCCATAGATCGTTCCGAGGCCGTCCGGGTTCGGGGCAAATCCGACGATGACGCCCGTGATACGGTTCGTCGCGCCGGCAGCGGCTTTGTTGATCTGCGGCAACGTGCCGATGGCGAATTCACCAACGCCCGGCCGCTTGATGGCGGATGTGTTGGAGCCGGCAGCGATCTTGATGACGGGATCGCCGATGAAAAGCGCGGTGGCATAGCCAGAGGGGGCCAGCATCGGCACCACGGCACCGTTGAGCGGCACGCCGAGCAGGTGCCGCACCGGCTTTAGCCCGAATGGGGCATTGCTGTTGGGCATTCAGAGGATTCCTATATGCCCGGCGTGCGGGCTGGGTCAGGTGTCGTTTTCCTGAATGACGATCCCGCCGCGCGGCACATACATGCCGTCATCCGGAACCGGCGCGCCCTGATCGTCGGGCACCCTGCCGCGCTTGATCGCGGCCATCCTCTTGGAGAGATCTTGCTGTTCGGCACGCTTGTCGTGCTCATAGAACTCTTTCGGCTTGCGGACCAGATAGGCGCGGACAGGTTGCCCTTGCGTGTCGGTTCCCGCGTGCCGCTCGATGCGCGTTCCGCCGCCCGTCTGCCGGGCGTCGTCCGCGATCTCCTGCTTCACGACAAAATCGTAATCGTCTTGTTTTGTCAATGCTTCCACGCGGCCTGGGCGGTCCACGATCCAGCGATAGACGTAATTTGCGTCATCGCGGTACTCGTCTGGCACACTAAACCGCTGATGCGAGCGCAGCCCGAATTCAGTGCGTCGACGCCTTTGCGTCAGTATTTCGCTGGCGCGGTCATTGCGCGGGCGCCCGCGCGGGGCCTTGGTGATCTCGACCATGATTAGCTCCAATACGCCTTCGCCGCGTCCGCCCTGTCCTTGTACAGCTTTTCCGAGATGTGCTGCTCGAGGATGCGCCTATCGTCCGGGGCGATGTCCGCCCAGCCCTTCGCCGCCTTCGTCGCGCCCATCCTCTGCCCGCCCTCGACGTCGGCGATACCGCGCGCGGCTGGCTTCTTGCCGAACTTCTCGGGAAAGCGGCGCATCACTTCGGCCCGCGTGCGCGCGAGGTTCTCGGCGACGGTCAAGCCCGGCTCATCCTCCATAAGCTGCTCATGGATCGCGGACGCCGACCGATTGAGAACTTTATCCCTGGTGAACCATGGGTTTTCCTGCACCCACCGATCAACATCGGGGTGAACCTCCGCCGGCGCCGCGTCCGGCTTCTTCGCTGGCGGCTTGCTCGCGGCCTGCTCCTGCTCGTAAAGCGCCGCTTCGGTGCGGTTGAGTTCGTCATAGCGATCGGTATCGCCCTCGGCAACCGCCTGTCTGCGCGCGGCCTCGATGTCCGCATACAGCTTGGTGCGCTGTGCCTTGCTCATGCGTTCGAAGCGGTCGAGGCGCTCGGCGAACTCGGCGTCCTTCTCCTGGAGCTTCCGTTCAAGCTTCGAGAGACCTTTGCGCGTGTCCTTCAGGGCCTTGCGCAGATAGCGCGGATCTCCCATGCGGACATATTCTTCCGCGTCGGTCCAATCGCTCGGGTCGCCGCGATACTCCTCGCGCGGCACCCACCCTTGCTTGCGGGCCTCCGCCTCCACCGCGCTTTCGCCGCTATCCTCGACCGCTTCGACGACCTCTGCCGCCTCGGTCTCGGCTTCCGCCGCATCGTCAAGGTCGCCGCTCATGCCTCGAACCTCAGAATCGCGACGATATCCTTGTCATTGATCACGCGATATTCGCGCCGATCCTCGCGCCCGTGGTCGTTGACGTAGGGCTTGCCCTTGATGGTGAGGCCGGCATATCGAGCAAACACCACGCGATCGCCGGCAGACGGTGGGCGCGCGCCCTCGGGCCACTCCTCGACATAGGAAAACGCGTGCGGCGAAGCGGCGACCAGCACGCCGGTCATGACACCAGCCTGATACATGCCCTGCGCGGTGTCTGGTACGAGGATGTTCGCCTTGGATGCCATCTTCGATACCTCGCTCTCATCGGGGAGAACGACGACCTTGAATTCGAGCGGAACTATCCCGCTATCGTCCTGCATGCTTCCTCCTATTCGCCTTGGCTCTCCAAGGCGTGATTAATCGTCTCGGCATCCAGCGTCCGCACCCACTCCAGCGTATCGTGCCGCTCGCGATACGCTGCATGGGCCACGCCATCAACCTGTCCAGACCACGCCGCCTCGTTGAACGCGGCTCGCGTGCGGTTCATTTCGGCGGGAATGAAAACGTCCATGAACCACTCGGTCACAGGGTGAGCGCGCCATTCCTCAATGGCATCATCGGTGGGCATCATCCAGCTTCTCCCGTGGCATAGGCCTCCGCTTCGCGCTCCGCCTGCTCCTGCTGTCTTTGGCTAAGCTGCATCTCCAGCCGCGTCTTATTCGCGGCCATGCGCTTGCTTTCGCTCTCCAGCGCGGCGTCGTCGTCCATGGCGCCGCTGGCGATCCGCGCGTGTTCCATGGCGATGGCCTGTTTGCTGCCCTCTGTTTCCATCGCGGCCTTGTCGGCAAGCGCGAGATCCTTCATGGCACCCGCCCGCTTGCGCTCAATTTCAGCCTTCGCGCCTTCCACAATTAGCGGATCTGGCTCGGCCTGCTGCTTCATCAAGCCATCCGCGTCCTCGATGCCGGCCGCCATGAGCACGCGCCGATAGGCCGCGCCACGGTCTATGACGTCCTGCCCCTCGGTCGCCAGTTCGCGGACGAGTTGCGCCTTGGCCATGCGCTGCATGTCGGTGACGGTGCTGGGATCGGCGACCGGGACGACATCGCAGTTCTCGTCCTCATAGTCCCCTACCATCGTCGGGCGCCGCAGGTGCTCAAGCATCTGCGGCGGGGGTGGCGTCGGCGGCTCGGCGCCCTGCGCTTGCGCCTCGGCGACAGCCTGCTGGTATTGCGTCATCAGCGCGACAATGGCCTGCGGCGCCTCCCAGTCAATGACACGGGCGTAGGCGTCCTCGTCCGGAAATTCCCGGTTCATGGCATAGAGCAACGCGAATTCCTGCGACTGCGAACGGAAAATCCGTTTCACGATGCTGGTATAGACCTTCATGCCCTGCTCAATCAGCGCGAGAAGGGTTGTTGGCTGCATCGTTTGGGCCTTGGCGTCCCCCGTCATCACGTCCTGCACGCTGGCGATACCCTTCGCGGCGTCCAGCAGCATGCCGAGAACATTGAAGAGCACAGGCGACGGGCCCGCAAAGCTATGTGGGACGATGGCCTCGCGGATCGTCTTGCCGGGCGCGCTGACATTGGTCCATTTGTTCATCTCCACGCGGATCGTGGATTTCTTCGTGTTCAGCCCGCTGCCGATGAAGCCGCCGCCGGCATTCTGCAGGTGCGCGGCGTCGATGATCTGGTTGAGTGATGTGTTCACCGCCTCGCCAATGGGACGCAGGAGCCGCCCAAATCCAATGCCGTAATAGCCGCCGAGGGGGTCGGGGAGGAAGGGGTAGCCAACGAAATAAGCCTTGCGCGGCAGCCTGACGATAGTCCCGTCATCACGGATGATCGCGCGGTCGAGGTCGTGGCCGGACACGATGCGAACGACGGTCGCGCTATCCTTGTGAACCGTGACAATCCACGGCTCGCGAAGCCCGTCGCCGTCCAGATCCTCATAGCGATGCTGCTCAAGGAAAATGTGCGGCGCATCCTCGTCCGATGGGGTTTCATGGGCACCGAATTCCGAAGCGCCGGGGCTCGCTTGGCCATAGGCGAATTCCAGGAACGTACCCGCGCGGATACGCTCGTCAATCTGGTGTGGGTACAGATCGTCAATGACCTGGGTAATGCGCGGCACGCTCTCCAGATCGCGTGTGCTCTGGTGCACCACCACGTTCATGGCGCTGACGAGATGTGAGCACGGCCGCCCGGACGCGTGATCGTAATAGACCTTTTTGAAGGCGTGCCCCATGCCGGGCAGTTGGTGGACGAGCACGTCAACGTCCTGTTCCCACCACGGCATGTCCTTTAGGAGTTGCCAGGACATGTGCGACCCCAGCCGCTCCGCGCGCGCCTGTTTCAGGCCGTAGGGATCGCTGCCGATCACCTTGACTTTCGCCACGCGGTCTCCTGGAACCAGCGCGGGATAGGTGCGTGCGCCAAATTGCAGCACGGCCGATGTCAGCACCGGGAATTTGACGTTACTCGCGCCCTCGAAAGGGTAGTTCTTCGCCTCGGATCGCTGAAGGACAGCGTCCATCGCCAAGCGCGCCTCTTCCTCCCATGTCGCGCGGGAGGATCGGTCGAGTGTGTATTGGTCTATGACGCGCGCGGCGATCTGGCTTCGCAGATCCGCGTCAATGTCACTCGCGATGTTTGGCGACTGCGCGGCCATCTCCAGCATATCGAGCGCGGAGGCGGATAGGGGCTCTTCGGCCGGCATGTCGCCGCCGGCCTCATAGGTCATGCTCAATAGCCCGTCTCCCTTGAGCGGTTGCGGTCTCGCATCCATGCCTCATCATCGTCATCGTCCACCGGCTGGCGGAACACCATGGACGGAAAAAGCTCGGTCAACGCCCATACGAGCGCGTCAACGCGATCCGCCGTCGTGTTGCCCTCGATGCCGTTTGGCGTGAACAGAACCATTTGATCCTCAAGGGCCGCCAGCGCGCCAACATGGCTGACCCGCCCCTGCTCGTAAAGGGCCGCGACAGGCTCGGCGCGCGTGACCTTGCCGCGCGAGGCGTGCACGGTGATCACCGGTATGGTCGGGCGCTCGGATCTGAGCACGGCCTCGACCATGGCGCCGCCCTGGTTGATTTCCGCGATGATCGCATCGCCCTGATAGCGGTCATAAAGCGCGATGGCGCGGCGTGCCCACCCCATCGGGCCAAGCCGGCATGATCCATCCTCAAGCACATAGCCGCGCCCATCCACGCCCATGCCAACGCACACAATGCCCGTCTCCGCGCCCTCATCCGGCATCTGCTTTCCAGGGTCCGCCGCAGCCGGATCAATGGCGACCACGATGCGCTGCATGTCGGGGAGCCGCTTGCCGCGCGGCCATCGCTGCTCGTCCAGGCCGCGCCGCGTCCACAGCGCGCCCGGCACATCGTCGAGCAGTTCGCCGTCAAGCTCCTGTCTGCCTAGACGCGTGCCCGCATACCTGCTGACGATTTGCGAAAAGAACTTGGCCGGCAGATTGCTGCGATTGTCCGTCGTGACGCCGCGCGTGATGATCGTGCCAGGGTCGGACATGATCTGCTTGAGGAGCGGGATAGGGCGCGGCGTCGTGGTGATGACCTGCCGGGGATCGTCGCCAAGACGTAGCCCGAATTGCAGCATGTCCCACGTCTCTTGCGCATATCGCCACTTGCACATTTCATCGCAGTTATGGACGAGGATGCCGTTGGCGAAGTATTCAGGCTCCCCGTCAACTTTCAGGCAGTACACTGACTGTACCGCCACGGGTTGCCAGGTTGACGCAACGCTGACTGCAGAAGTTGCCGGCGCGCGTCCTGAATTCCCCTCCGCATTGCTGGCAATGGCGAACGGATTTGCGCTTTTGCTCAGCCCGGCGTATCGCGCAGCGCGGACACGTCGGGCGCTTTGATCGACGCTTACGCTTGATTTCGTCCCCGCAACCAGAGCAGGCAAGCACATGAAAGGGGGCAGCTTCCACATCCCATCGAGGGATCGGCGCCACGCTTCGATGCCTTGCCGAATGTTGCCCCTTCTCCAGACACTCCAGATTGCTGATGTGATTGTTCGTCTTGTCGTCATCGACATGGTGAATTTCGCAGCCATCAGGGATCGGGCCGCGCCCAGCAAGCCAGACCTCACGGTGCAGGCGAAGCGTCTTCTTTGGGCGAACGCTCTTGTCCGTGCGCTCGTAATATGAGCCGCGCCCTTCGCCGTAGCGATGCCAGAGCTTTCCGCCCCAGGAGATGCAGCGATTGCACATCCAATATCCCCCACACGAAGCTGGTCTAATCTCGTCCAGCCAGATGTAAGATATATCGGATGACACCCAGTGCCTATCAATTCTTGGCCGTCACTAAAGGTTATCCGGCCCACAGCACCCTTGCGCGTCGCATTGCCAAGAACGCGACGCGCGCCCCTTCTGGTCCACACCAAATCACCGGCGCAAAGGGTTTCGATCGCACGATGCCCGCACGGCGTTGCCACCATCGTCCCGGCCACAAAGCACCAAGCCGCATGATGCTGCGGCCCGCGTAGCTGGTCAGGATCTTCCGCCGAATAGAGCGTTGCCGTCACCCCGTTTGGCCATGTCAGCCGGCGCTTGGACGGCTCGTAATGCGGGCGGAAACCATCCGGATGGATCGCGAGCAATCCGCTCTCACCCTCCACGACAACGTCACGGCAATCGGCCGCCGTCTCGGCAACAATGGCGATGCGCCCGTAGCGGCCAGGCGCCAATGGCGTGTCGCCACATGCCCATTGCCTCACGCATTCGGCCGCCGTGCGCGTCTTTCCCCAGCCACGGCCCGCAAGAATCAGCCATGTGTGCCACTTTCCAGTCGGCGCGTTCTGGTCTGGACGCGCCCAAAATGGCCAGTGATAGAGCAGCGTTTCCCGCGCGTCAGGCGTCAGGCTCGCTATCTCCTTCGCTCTCTGCGGCTCTGGCAGCGAGGCGAGCAATTCGGCTGGTGAAAGCGTCCGCGACTGTAACATTGTGCTCTATTGGCTTGTCCGCATCCCCGGACACCTGCACGCTCGACAGGCGCGCGTGGATATAGGGCGCCGCAGCTTTCGCGGCCTCGAAGCGCATCCCCTTTGGGTTTTCCTCGTCCCGCATCAGTGCAAGCATGAATTCAAGCGGCGTCACGCCCGCCGCGCGCGCATCGAGCAGGACTCTGCGCCGGAATTCGGCCTCGTGAGCATGCGCTTTGTTGGGTGTTCCAGGCTTGCGCCCACCCCTTCGCTCCCCTGGGCGGGAGCCTCTTCCTGCCATTGCTTCTGCTTCCCTACCTTAGCAGCCCGGTTTTTTGCCGCCCTTCTTGCCCTTCTTGCCGTCCATCGGGGCTTTCTCGGTCTTAGGCGTCGGTTTTTTGGCCATGGATTTTTCCTTTGTCGTGCGGCACGTTGCGCGCCCTGTATATAAGCGGCACCATGGGGTATGCGCAAAAAAAATCAACGTCGACGCTTGGGGTGCCGACGTTGATCCGATGAACGAGGCAGAAGTGGGGGTGACTTGTCTTGCCTCGCCGCCATTATGAGACATGCTGGCGTGACGGCAATACCTATTTCACCTCCACGACCTCGAATGTTGTCCCCGGGTCGCTGGCCATGGCCCAAGAGGCCGCGCGGCGCTCGGCGCGCTCTTTGTCCGCCATCGCGGCCAACTTCTCCACCCTCTTTACCCGCTTTCCGTCAACCACCATCCAAATCTCGTACATGTCCAGTCCTCCGTTGCTGTGATGTGATTATGGTGCGCCCGATCCTGTCCGGCAATAAGGGCAATCCCCTATGCCCGCGCAACTACCCTCGCCTGCGCCGCGTCAAGCATGAGGCGCGCCTCGCGGATCATCGCCAAGCCGCGTTGCTTGCGTGATGTGCTGTCCCTCTCCATCCCCTCGGCGATGTAGCCAAGCCCCGCCGCGTAAATCTCCCGAGGCGTGGCAGGCTCGCGCGCCATGACCAGAGCCGCGCGGGCGGCGTTCGCCGCGCCGGTGTCGCCAGCCTGTAGCGCGTCGATGAGATCAAGCGTGTAGATGATGATCAGATCATCGCGCGTGGTTTTCCGGCGCGAGGCGCTGTCGCTCATCTTCATGCGCAGCGTGTGCGGAACCAGCAGCATCGCGTGCGCGGCCTGCTCCAGCGTCAGGCCGCGCCGCTCGATCCATTCGCGGACGGCGTTGCTCGTGATCCATTCGCGGACTGGGTTGTTCATGCCCCGTCCCTCTCAGCAGCGTCCACGAGGACTTGCAGCGTGCGGCGTGCCTCTTCGGCACGGTGCGCGGGGATGGTCGTGTAGCTCTTGGCACCAAGGCCGGACAGCCACTTGCGCACCTCCGCCGACTTCACGACGCTGGCCATGTCGCGCAAATCCGCCGCCATGTCCTCGGATATATGCGCGGGCTCGCTTGGCTCCTGCACATATTCCGGCCCGGCGTCCTCTGCCTCCGTCACATCGACGGCAGGCGCGGGCAGTGCTGCCTTGGCAGGCTGCGGTGCGGCGCGCGCGGATCGCGTCGGCGGCGTGATGTCCGTGATGTCGTCCATTTCCTCTTTCGTCAGGAGGCCCATGGACAACTCCGGCGCATAGGCGCGCACCCAGAACGCGCCGGCGCGATAGGTGAGCATCTGCTGTGTCATCGTCGGCCATTTGCTGCCAGTGCGCCCCCACCACTTTTCAGCCTTAGCCATGGCAACCGTGATCAACGTCCCATCGAGGCGCTCGCCAGTCTCGCGCTCGATGGCCCATGCGCGGCATCCGTAAGCGTCCGTGCCCGGCTCGCCCTCGAAAGCGTAGCGCAGCGCGGAGAACCGCCCGCACGCATTGGCGGTCGCCGTCAGGAACTGCGACGACCACGACGGCCGGCCGTGGATGATGACAAGATTTTGCATCACCATGAGCGGGTCCGCGTTCAGCCGCTTGGCAATGTTGAGCGCCATCATGCAGTTGCCCACCGCCTGATCGCTGTTGCCGCGATAATCCTGCGGCACCATGGACGACGCGGCAAACCCGCGCGCGATGCGATGCATAAGCTCATAGCTCTCAAGGTCAAAAAAACCAGCGCTGACAACGCGACCTTCGCGCGCATCGGCCTTCGCAATGTCTGCCATGTCCAATCCCTCCGTTGATGCCGCATCATACATCACAGGTGTGATGCGGCAATAGGTAATGCCACGTACACACGAAAAAGGCGAGGCCCGAAAGCCCCGCCGAAGAAAAGCCCGCCATATGCGCCCCAGCGCGGCGGGTGCGGCTTCACGACGCCGCGAGTTCAGGTTTTTCCGGGGGCTCGATCGCTAGCACCTCCTCGTTTCGCGTTGCGGCGAACACCCAAGATCTGAGCGGCAGGCCGTGACGCACCTGCCACTCCCTGATTGCCGCGCGAACGACGGCTTGCAGATCAGCCGTTTGCTCTTTCGTGATGTCGTCTACTGGACGCCTTCCGTCGATATCGCAGTGCTCGTCGGTGTCCTCGAATTGCTCCTCGATCCAGTCGGCGGCGTCAAAGTGCAGCGACAGGTCAATATTCCATTCAAGAGCCTCGACCACAAAAAAGCGCAGGACGCCGTCATTGCCGTCGCCAAGCCGCTGGCCCACTGCTTTGTCAATGGCTTCCTGCCTCGTGGCGCATGGGCCAACCGTCAGGAGATCCTCGTGGGCCCCAGCCCACCATTGCCATTTTCCAGGGAAGGGGTGATCAGTGCCCACTTTGCGCCTCCGTTGCTAAAAAGGGATTTCGTCGTTAAAAGGCGGTGCGTTGCCGATCGGAGCATAAAGCCCTTGCGCGGCCTGCGTCGGTGCCTTGCTGCGATATTGCCGCGCCACCTTCGGGCGCTCGCGCTTGTCGTTGCCCTCATGCGCCGCGCCGATGTCGTCCTGCCGCTCGATCTTTCGGGCGATCATGGTCGCAACCGCCGCCTGCCGTCCGTCGCGCTCCAAGAGCTTGACCTCGACCTGTCCGACTGCCCGCACGCGGTCGCCCTTCGCGATAGTGCCGGCAATGGACCGGGCCAGATCACCAAACGCCGTGACCCATACCTTGCCATTGCCGTGGTCAATTCCGACGCGGGCATATGGCGTGCCGTTGCGAGCCTCGCGCAATTCGCACGCGTCCAGCACGGACAGGCCAGAGATTGCCCCGTCGAAATAGCCGCTCATTTGCCGCCACCCATGGGTCGCCCGCATGTGGGGCAGCATGACGGGGCATAGAGCCGGACGCGGAGGCCGCGATAGCCCTTGTCGGACAGGTATCGATCAAAAATAACGAGCGCCCCATCGACAAAAACGTACGGCGACCACGCCCGAACGTTGCTTGCGTCAAAAAGCACATCCCCCTTGCCATCGTCCGGAATGATGTAGCCACGCCCCTGCTTGGCGCTGTACCAGCGTATGCACCCGGTCACGCCAACCTCGATGTTGTAGCCAGTTCCAGGCTTCTGCGCCGCTATCATGTCAGCACTCACTGTCCTCACCCCTCTTTGCCTTGTGCCACCAGATTGCCAGCCTCTCCACCGATCCAATATGCCTTGCCGGCGCCGGTGCTGGCTCCGGCTCCGCAGGCTGCGGGGGCTGCTCGGGGATTGCCACGACCTCGGCAACCTCAACGAGGCGCCCGTCAGGCGTGACGGCGTACAGCTTCTCAGCCATTGCCCTGCCTCCGCTTCTTCTCGGCGGCATCCAGTGCGGCCCGAACCCGAGCCTTAGCCTGAACGTCGGCGAGCGCCAGCAGGTCCAGGGCTACCTTCTGCAGGTCCAGGGCTACCTTCTGCGTGTCCATGTCCAGTCCTCTCTCCGCTGCTACTTCCTGTCGTCCACGTCCGACCTGTATTCGGCCCGGGCGGCCTCCAGATCATCCCAATAGCTGTCCTCGCTGCCGTCCTCGTCCGACATGATCAGCCAAGCCGCGACACCCGTCAGGATGCCGAGAAACACCACGCCGCAAACCACGATTACACCCATGTCACTCGCTCCATTTCCGCGCCAATGCCGACAGCGCCGCTAGACCAGCAACATAAAATGCCAACGCAAGCGCCATTAAAGACGCCACAAATGCCAATCCGTAAAACAGGTTGCCTCCGCACATCATCACACCCATGTCCATTACCCCTCATGCCCCATCTGGTCGTGTCCGCGACACTTCATCGAGCAGTAGTCAAACGCTTTCTTGCCGCCTGGATACTGGCGCGCGTAAATCGTGCCGACGTACTTTTCCGACACAGGCGTGTCCTTGCCGCAGTATCTGCACTTGAATCGCTTTTCGGAGTCGCGCTTCAGGCTCGCGCCCTCTTTTTGGTCTACCATGGCAGTCTTTTGCCTCCGTCATAGGGCCGGGCGTGCCCCTCTTTGATCATGATTTCCGCGACATCGCGGCCACCCACTTCAAGCCGCCCAAGATCGCGACCGTATTTGCATTTGCGGCCAGTGAGCACCAGCCGCGCCATGCCGCTGTGCAGCAGTTGCGACAGGCGAGCCTTGGCAGCCAGCCCCATGGCCTTCTCCCGCGCGCTCACGCCCTCGCGTCTCCACGTCTCCGGCGCGTCGAAGTCGAGTAAACGGACGCGCTGCCTTCCCGGCCCCGCCAATCCATCGCCATCAACAGCCCGCCACTCTGATAGGCTCTGTATGACCTTAGGAGCGTCCGTGGCGGGCGAAGGCGTTTTTGGCTGGGGTGATGCCTCGCGGTCCTCTTCCTGCCGCTCACGGGCTTCCCTGACGCCCACAAGGGCTATTGACAGCACCACGATGGCCCCGATCAGACCAACGATGGCTTCTCCGTCCGATAGCCCGAGCATTGCGCCTCCCTTTCGACCCTGAGTATGCGTCACACCTGTGATGCCGTCAATATGGGTAATTACGTATCCTGCCGCGCGCAAAGAAAAACCCCGGCGGTGAGGCCGGGGCTGTGAGTTGCGTCGCAAAATCGATGACGTGTGAGGGAGGAAAGCCTCGACCGCGATTATGCCTCGCGGCGCCACATGCGTCAATACCTATCGACGGGAATTGAGCGGCGCTTGGCGATGCGTCAATACGTATCCTGCCGCGCACAAAGAAAAACCCCGGCGGTGAGGCCGGGGTGAGTTTGCCACAATGCATGCCGCGATTATGCCTCGCGTCGCCACATGCGTCAATAGCCATCGACGGGAATTCGGAAGTTGAGGCCGAACAGCGCCCGCAACTCAGAGCTGTCCAAATCGAGCCTGCCACCGTCAAAATTGAAGTTTTGCTCATCCCAGCGAATGTACTGACCCTCCAGAACGATGCTCACATTTCCGGTCAACGCGTGCTCGACACCCACCGCGCCAGCGTATCCGGTATTGTCCAGCCGGACGCGCTCCGAGCCCGCGACTGCCGAGAAATCGCCCTCGACATAGCCGCCCAGCGCATAGACCATCGTCGTGGGCGTCACCGACAGGCCGAGACCGGCCCAAGCGCTCCACTCATCGCCCTTCTCGAAGCTCGCCTTGGCGTCACCGATGGTGAGCACGCTCTCAACCTCGGACCACGAGTAATCCAGCCTGGTGCGCGCCACCACCTTGCCAAGCTGGTAATCCGCGCCGAGACGCAGGCTCCCGATAGCCCCTTCGCCGCCGATGCCCTTCAGGCCAGCGATGGGCGTGACGACGTCGCCGCTCTCGCCCTTCTCGACCGCAGACAGCCCCAGGTCGTGCTTGGCGAAATCATAGCCGATGGCCGCGCCGCCATAGACGCCTGTCCAAGAGTGCGGCGCTTCGGCGGGTGCCGCGATGACGCCGCGCTGGTATTTGCCGTCATAGGTCGCGCCCGGCAGATCGGCGGCATGGGCCGCGCCCGTGAGCAGCATGGCCGCGATTGCGATGAGTGTGCGCATTGTCTGTCCCCTCATTGGTGGCTTCACAGGCCCTTGGTTGCCCCGGCCACTGCCCACATGGATGCCGTTTGCACTTCAGTGACCGCTACAGCGAATTCGCGCCCGGCCTCCGGCTTGGCAGCCTGCTGCGCCTTCATCTCCGAGATGAGCGCGGCGGCAAGCGATTTGATGCGGTTGACGCTCTCAAGGCCTGAGGGGTTGAACGTGAAGCGCACAGCCTCGGCACCCTCCTGCGTGATCGGCACCTCGACGCCCGTGCAGGCTCCGGAATTCAGAACAACGTGACCCATGGTCTGTCCCTTCGTGATTGACCGCCGGTGCTCGCCACGTCCCCGGCTCATGGCTAGCTGTCGTGATTTGGGCGGATGTCGCAAGGGGCTATTCGGTGAGGATGTTTTTGCGGGCGTCGGTGTTGCTGGTTGGCAACGCTATGGCTTGCTGATGCCACATCTTCAGCGCCCTCGCGTCATGCAGCGCATTGTGCGGCACATCCGAGGCGATGTCGGGCGAGCCACGCAGCAGCGTCATGGTGCACGCGATGGGGATGCGGAAGTCCTGGTCAGCGCTCATGCGGTCCATGGCGGTGCACAGGTGCGTGAAGTCAGCGGGGTGGTCGGCGATGAACTCGCATCCCTCGAGCGTCGCCATGAAACCTGCCAGCGACGTCAGGAACGCCGAGAAGGGGGTCGGCGCCTTCCCCAAGACCGGAATAACGTTGTCCCACACCCAGGGTTCCAACTTCCTCCCGTTGACCGCACAGCACTCGTACCATTCGCGCCCGTCTTCGGTCACGAGCGCCATGGAAATCAGATCCCCGCCGAATCCGTCGAACTCGCAATCGATGTAAACGCGCATTGCTCTCTCCGTTGTGATCGCGTGGTATACCTGTTCATCTTTTCGGACAACCGGACATCGGACATTCCCCTTAAGGGGAGAATGTCCGTCTGTCCGTTTGTCCTCCAACTATCTCCGGACATTGTCCGACTTTTGTCCGGACATGTCCGATTGTCCGATTTCATGAATAATCATCAGATGGTGACATCTGGGCATCTTCCTGCATGTCGCGGCGCCACATCCACGCAATTTCGCGCTTATCGCGCTCCGTGGCGTACCCAAGACCGTGTTTGGCGATGGCCTCCTGCTCGCGGCGCCACGCTTTCGAGATCGTGTCCGGGCTGTCCGATGGGTATCTGCGGTAGAATTCATCCCGGACATCCACCAGCCGGACAGCCCGGACAAAAACTTGTCCGGGCCCTCCGATCCCAACGCTATGCCGTGCGCCCTTGGCGAGCAGGGCGTGATTGAAGCTGTCCCGCAAGACCTTGCCAGCCTTGGAGGTTTTCCCGGACATGTCCGCTTTGTCCGGGCTGTCCTTCACGATTTCCTTGTAATCGACGGGCCGGACATATGCTTCCACCCACTCGTCTCCGTCCTCGTCCAGGCCGATGGGCATGTCCGCCAGCGTGAAGCCGGACAATTTGCCCTCCGGCCCCATGCGTGACTTCTCGATGTTGATGTTCCTGACGGCTGTCTCGGCTGTCCGGTTCGCGCGCTCGGTGAAGATCGAGAATCCATGGTCGATGTTGTCCCGCCAGGCAGAAGACCCCCGAAAAAGCCGTTCCTCGTCCTTGCCGAAATGGTGGACGAGGATGTGGAGCGCTTGGCACGCATCCCCGATCGCGCGCGCCCTCTTGCACAGCTTGACCACGTCGGACGCGGCGTTCTCGTCCTCAAGCGTGAATGCCGCTGACACCGTGTCCGTGATGATCACCGTGTTCGCGATCTTGGTTCTTTCCCGCATAGCCTTTACTTCGGAAGCCACATGCTGGACATACGCGGCGAACTCCTCGTCCCCGGCCGGAAACGCAGCCCTCCTGATGACGCGGATGGGGAGCCTATCGGAGATCCCCGCGGCCTTTTTCGCGGCGGCGATGCGCGGAACCATGTTCGGCCCGCCTTCGGCGGCAATGTAGAGCACGTTGCTCTGCATGCGGGGGGCATTGCCGAACCATGGCGTCATGGCCGCAAGGCATATGGCCAGATGGACAGCCACATAGCTTTTGCCAGCGCCGGACTTGCCGCCCAGCATCACGAGGCCATCGCGCGGCAGAACGCGCTTGATCAGTGCTGGCGTGGGTTTGGGCTGTTCCTCGCCATCCCAGAACGCAGCGAAGTCCGGAGCCTGCGGCCTTGCTGCATCACCTTGGCGAGATCTTGCGTCAGGCTGGCCGTGCGGCGATTTTCCGTTGAGGTGGGGTCGTGCGACAGGTATGCTCGTGTAAGTCATTCGGGATGCCTCCCCGTGAGATCAGAAAGCCCCGTCGAGCCATGGCCGGCTCCGGGGCTTTCGCATTTAAGCACGGCGTCAAGTCCCGGCCTAAGCCAATCCGTGACAGTTATGTGATTTCGCCGCGCATGTGCCCGCGCGGGTACGCGTGTCTTTAGCGCCACCTAGGGCTTGGGCCTCATTCCCTTGGACACACAACTGCTTGTGGCTACTTGCTCGCCGCATACTTCTTCTTGGCTGCCGCGAATTCCCGCTCCACGAGCTTCGCCCTCTCCTCGCGCGTCGTCATGTTGTCCATGAGGATCGGAATGCCGACCGCGCGCATCTCGTCCATGGCGCATTGCACGTCGATGGTGCCCTCGCGCAGGCAACAGCCTATCGTATCGATGTCGAGCAAGATCGCCTTCAGCCTCGCGATTTCCGCGACGACGCGTTGCCGCTCGCGGTACAGGTCGGCGAAGATGCACTCGCGGCGGGGATCGTCCACGTCATGCATCCTGCGCCTCCAGCCATTCGATATGCCCTGCCCCGTATACCTGCCCACCGACGTGCCGCGCATCCCAGCGCATCCAAATGGTGATTTCCTCGCTTAGCCCGCAATCAAAGCGCGTCCTGCCCACCTTGACCACCGTGCCGCGCATGCCGGGCGTCTCGCTGAGTGTTTCCGGTCCCCGCCACACGACGGTGGCGCCTTCCCTGATGTCATCCATGGGGCGCTCCGATCTTGGCGCGGATCATCCAAGCAAGCCCCGTGGGGCGCCCCTGCTCGATGCCCTCGACGGTGCGCGGGGAGATGCCGAGGCGCGCGGCGGCACCCCTGACGGTGAGGCACAGCGACCGACGCCACGCCTTGAGGTCACGCGCCAGGGCGGCGCGTTCCTCGGGTGACTGCTTGGCCGGCATTAGCACGCCACGAGGCCATTGCGGCCTGCCTCGTCCCACGCGAGCACGGCAATCTCGCGAAAGGTGCTGTCGTCCGGGTGGTAAATGGTGACGCCCTGCCACTGCATCGCCCTGGACATCGCCCGCATGCGTGGGCCGCAGCCATCGACGCCGTGAAGATGTTCCGTATAGGTGCCGCCCTGTAAAACGTATTGGCGACCCGCCTCGACGTACCCGTCAATTGCCCTGGTCATCGTCTTCTCCGAGGCCGGCCTCGGCCCGCAGTGCCTCGCGACACTCGCGAACGGTCGCCACCTGCCACATGGAAATGGAGCTTTCCGGGCTTGCGGCAACCCACTTCTCTTGCGCTTCGGTGAGCGCCTCTTCTGTGGCAAGCGCGCAGGCGGAGAGGTAGGCATCTTCCATGGTGCGATATGCCGCCCGTACCCTTGCTATCTCATCAGTCTCCGCGAAGACATCGGCAAAGGCGGCATAAGCATCCGAAAACCGTTTGTATGCGACAAGGAATTTCAGAAGGGGCGTCATCGTCTTCTCCGTTGCTGGCGGGTGTGCTTGGCTGGTATCAGACGCCCATCGCCTTGCGCCACCGGCGCCGCTGACGAAGCCACCGCTGTGCCGTGGCCTTGAGGCTGGCCGTTGTGGCTGACAGGGTCGAGCCCGTGAAATCGCCGCCGTCACAAATCTGTTGGCGCTTGCCGCCGGCGGTTTCAATCCAGACGTAGCCGTAGCGGCTATCGCCAGCGGCCGGAGCCGTAAAAGTGATGTTTCCGAGGTCGCTGGAGTGGGTGCTGTATGTCATCGTCTCTCTCCGTTGCTGGGAGGGTCATCGCCGCCCGATGAGAGAGATATACGCTCACCAGCGTATCAGGGCAATACGTATAAATACGCTGGCGTCACCGCATGTCGGCCCCTATTGGATTGCTGCACGCAGGTTGTCGATAGCAGCCCAGATCGACGGCGCGTTCTTCTCCAGCCGCGCGAGGCCGGTCCCGATGCCGTCGAGCGGCCAGATGATCGTGCGACCGCGCTGCGATGCTTCCATGAGTCGGCGCATGGTTGTCCGTTCAGCCGCGAGCCAGTTGTCGTAATCCAGATCGGACAGGAAAGCGTCAGCCTCCATCGTCGGCTTGCGCTTGGTGGCGATGCCGATAGCGTTCGGCTCTCCTCGCGCTTCGGCAGCCTGCCCGGCCAAGCCGTGACGCAGCATGTTGTCTCCGAAAACAAAAAGCCAATCCGGGTGCGCCTTGATGTAGGCGCGGCTGTATTTCTTGATGTAGAGCAGCGTCACGGCGGGCCCCGTTAAGATTGGATGGGAATGTAAATTGTCGTCGGCCGATAGCCCATCGGCTCTGCTATCGCCTTGCCAATATCGCGTCGGCCCTTCAGGCAGTCGCAAACATACTGCTCCGAGACGCCGATGGACTGTGCATAGGCCTTTTGGCTCCCGGCACGGACAACCGCTTCACGGAGCTTTTGCAGCATTTCAACGGGCGACAAAGCGTTCACGCCGCCTCCATTAAGGATTCGTCCAAGGGGTGCCAACGCGTCACCTCAAGGTGGCTGTCCGCATCCCAATCGCGCCACATCTCAGCGCCGTTGTATTTGAACCAGCGCAGAAACAGCGGGCCATCATGGCTCGGGGTCTCGCAGACGTAGGCTTTGCCGTCTTTAGGCGGCTCACCGTCAATCCAGGCCATCATTCGCTCCTTTAGGATACGTCATCGTCAAATGCGCCTTCACCGCATCCGCTGAAGCGCGCGCAATTTCTCCGCATCGCCGCCGGTCGCCCACACGAGGCTTTGCAGCGTCTTCCCCTTGCCGGCCAGCCCGCGCCGCTCGCAGGCAACTCCCCACGCGCGAAAACGCGCGGCGCGCATGTCCCACTCTGGCAACGGCAACTCGCGCAGGAACGTCAGGAAAAACCGCGCCACCACGCGCGCCTCCTCGCGGTCGAGCGGCGGCGTTGCCGGCAGGGACAGGCCCTCGTCAATCAGCATCGGCCAGCACGCCATCACGCAGCGGCACCCCGACAGCCTGCGACAGGATGCGGCGCACATGCGACGACACGCTACGGCCCGGCGCGTGCCTGTCGCGATGGCGCTTGATTCCCTCTATCAGGCTCGGATGCACCTTGATGGTCCACGACCTAAGCATGTCACTTTCCGGCAGTTTTCTCATTTGCCCTCCTGGTCGCGCCATCTTGGGTCAATACGCATCGCCGCGCAAGGATCGGTGATTATACGTATTGCCCTATCACATGTGTGATGGCAATCTGAGGTCAGGACGCAGGAGGACACCCCATGAAATTCATCACCGCATCAGCCATCGCCATGGCCGCGCTTTTTGGCATCATGTGGCTGGGATGGCAGGCGCACCCCTGGACGACATTCGGACATGCCGGGCGACTGATCGTCCACGAATGGGGCTGGCATATCATCGCAGTCGGCATCGTGGCCGTTCCGGCCATCGTCTACGTCTGGGTGCGCAAGGACCGCTCCAGATGAGCCCGTGGCACGTCGCGGCGCTCGTCTGCTTCGCGCTGGCGGGCTTTTGTCTGTACGGCATGATCAGTAATGCCGAGGCCACGATCCCGTTTTTTGTGGCCCTGTCCGTGGCATCGCTGTTCTGTGGCTTCATGGGGTATCAGGATTTGGCAAGGCGCTTGTACGGCCCACCGTCGCAATCGACGGTGATCCAAGACAGCTTCAACACCGTCCACCATCATCACCATGCGGCGCAGGCCGCCCAAATAGAGGAGCTTCGCAAGGAATTGATCAAGCTACAGCGGCGGCACATCATCGCCGAGATCGAGCACCAGCCCGTCATTGTGAACCGCTGGCTCGATCCCATCCACGAGGACATCAACCGGCCAGCGGAGATTCTGGTGGACGATCACCGCGCTCCTCCTCCGGTCAAGAGCCTGTGGGCATCCATCATCGATGGCGCCCTGGATCGTGGCGAGGCCAAGGCGCTGCCGGCACCCAAGCCACAGTCCGTGGCTTTGGTTCGTGCGCCTGGGCAGGCCGTCACGCGTAAGTAGTCGCCCGCATACCGCGCCGGCCGGATCGCTGGCAGGATCACATCACAGCAACGGAGACACGACATGATCAAGCTCGACGACAATACATTTGTGCGCAGCCCGGACGAGGTTCTCGGTATTCGCCCCTTTTCTAGCGGGGATGGGCGCTGCATGTGCTTCATCGGCAGCGGCTGGTTCCGCGTGATGAATAGCCCCGAAGCCGTCGCGGAAATCCTCCGTCAGGCCAAGGAAGGCGAGGCAACATCCCGCGCCGTCAGGCTCGCCACCGTGCACGACCCCGATGGCGGGGAAACGACCGTCCGCCTCACGATCGAGGTGCTTGGCGGCACCGCGCGCGGCTTCAGCGCCGACGCCATGATTGACACCATCAGCGTGATGGTCGAGGGCGCGGACGCGGACGACCTCGGCGCCGCCGAGGAAGCCATCAGCGGAGGCCGCATCAATGCTTGAGTTTATTCTGAAGCGCATGGAACACTCAATCGCACGCCTTCTCGGTATCGGCCTGTACACGATGGCCTTGGCTTGGCTCGACATGAGCCCCTCTTACATGCTCGGCGGCACGCTCGTGGCGATCGCAGGCATATTTGCGTTGATCCTGATCCTGCGCGAGGCGGCGACGATGGTGCGTGGGCGCGGCCATGAATGAGCTTCGGGACTTCATTGATCGCCTTGCCAAGCAGGCGGAGGACGACATGCGGCGCAAGCAAAGCCTGTGCCGCGATGACCAGGGGCAGGCTGACAAAGGGCAGCAGCCGAGGCGCGATTGGGCTAGCCGCTGGCCTCGCGGCAGGAAAGGGCACGCCAATGACAACGCTCGCTGAGATCAGCCCCCTATCCACGCTCGATTTCCTGACCATATCGGCCATCGTCGCGCTCGCGGTCTTCTTGGTCGCGGCGGTCCACAGCATCGCCATGTGGCGCGCGGCGCTTATCTCGCTGCTTATCGTCGGCGCCGTCGTCGCCATGGTGGGCGTCAAGCCAGGGGTGCAGCATCAGTCAGCAAAATAGGCAATCATACGTATTGTCCTATGCGACCTCCGTATGTCACAACTGTGATGCAACGGAGGTCGCAACCATGTTCATGTTCTCAATCTGGGCCATCATCATCGTGGCGGTGGCCGTCGTCGAGGCGGTCACGATCCTCGCGGGAGCGCCCGCCATCGGTCTGCCGTGGCAAGTTGGGCGCTCGGTCGCCATGCTGCCGGTCCTGACCATCCTCATCACGCTGCTCGCTTGGAGCATCGGCGGGCGCTGGCGCCTATTCGCCGCCGCCACCAAGGTGGGCGGGTTCGCGGCATTCGTCGCCTTCGGGCTGATTCTGGCCAACAATGCTCTCGTCACCCATCGCGCGCAGGAAGCCGCCAGCGCCACCAATGCCGCCGCCGACGCCGTGGCCCGCGCCGGTGCCGAGCGCGATCTGTCGGCGGCGCGCGCGCGCCGCGATGCCATCAGCGAGACGGGCAAGCGTGCGGATCTGGAGGCGCAGCTTGCCGACATGCAGACCTTGGCGGTTAAAGAGGGCAGTAAGGAGCGCGGCGGGTGCGCCAAGCGCTGCCAGGCTGCCGAGGAGCGGGCAAGCGCCCTGCGGGAGCGGATCACTGCCGCCACCGCCCGCGAGGACGCGGAACGCCAGATACAGGCCGCGCAAGCCCGTCTGGATGCCATCCGCCCGGCCACGGCCAGCGCCACGGGCCATCTGGATTTCGGGGGCTACGCGGTTCGTCCGGTGGACATGGACCGGGTGACGCTGGTGCTGATCCTCATCGGGCTGTGCATCGTCGGAAGCCTGCCGCTCGCCTTCGGCCGCGTGCTGGACGGGCTGACGGTCGCCTACGCCATGCGCCGCCGCGCCGCCGGCAAGCCGGTCACGCCACCCCTGTGTGAGATCATCGATGTGGAGCCCGAGCCCGTCGCCGCGCCCGTGGCGCCGCCCAAGGCGCTGCCAGCGCCAGATCCCATCCGCCTGTTCGCCGAGGCATGCCTTGCCGTGGCGCCGCAGGGCCAGAAGGGGCTGACAATCACCGAACTGCGCGATGCGTGCTTGGCTTGGTGCCGCGAGCAGGGGCACGAGGCGCCGGTTCCCGTGAACGGCAAGTTCAGCAAGCCGCTTGCCCTCGCCATGGGGTTGCAGGAAATCACCGTGCTCCCCGGTCGCGGGAAGCACACCAATCTCACGCTTTCGGATGGGTACGCGCATCTGCGTCCCGTTTCGAAACCTCGCGCGGGAACGAAACGGAACGCAGCGTAACGCCCGGTTTCGAAACGGTTTCGGCCTGTCGCGATCCCGGAGCGCTCGCTCACCGCTCGCGAAAGTTGAAAGCCCGGCAATCACTCGCCGGGCTTTCTTTTGTCTCGCTTGATGCATTTGTAAATCGAAAGTCACAACTGTTGCGCGCGCTGAGCGTCAATACGTTTGACGGATAGGTATTGCCGTATGAAGCTTAGCGTCCGTCCGGCTGAGCGGGAGCTTGCGGCAAGAGAAGCCGGACGGTATCACGCCCCTTTGTTTCTTGTGAAACATCCCACCCATCCGCGAGCCGGTATGTCTGCGTGGCACCAGCGATCAGCCCATCCCCGCTTGCCTCGACAAGCCCAAGCGTCTTTAGCCTCTCAAATCGCCCCTGCCCGATTTGCGCATTGCTCTCCAGCCACGGCCCATCCTCCGCGATACCGATCCATCCGCATACCTCGATCTTCCGACAGGCAGCAAGGTCAGCCTTCGTCACATGCTTGGCCTCGCGCATCTCATCTCCTCCACTCTTTCGGCGATGCGCCCTTGGGCGCCCTTTGCTCGGCAATGAATTTCTTGCATTGCGTATATCCTGCGCGGCATGCGTCCGCCGCCTCCCTTGCCGTCGCGTTCGGGTTGTCCATCAGATACGCCGTCACACGATCCCGCCACGGCACGACGTGGCGCATCGCCGTGCGCTTGTCGTATCGGCGGAATGCCTCGTCAAATGCCGTCACTGCCCGCGACAGCGCCCGGTCAACCTGCCGTCTCCACAATTCGTCCGTCGTCATATCATCTTCCCCGCGATCATCTTTGGCTCCATGAATTTAAGCTTGGGCAATGTTACGGGCGCTCTCCCATTACTTTCGCGATAACTTGTTGATCCGCCCTGCATCGACTTGGCGCGCTCCGCGAAATAGTCGGATCGCCCCTGCCCTGCCTGCGTCTGGACGCGGACGTAATGGGCGTGGTCGCCCTCTTCGGCTCGCTTCTCGGCCAGCGGGCGCGGCTTGCTGTACTTCCCTCGCATCTCTCACCTCACTTGCAGCCAGGGGCCATTCCCTTGGCGAAAAAGTCCGTGGCCACGCCCCTCCAGGGCCGCGATCCTTGCCGGGTCCAGGCCAAGCTCTTTGCCCGTCTTGGTTGCCTCGGCTGTCGTGCCGTGCTTGAGCAGCAGCCATGATGATGCCTGGGCGCGGACGGCAGGCGCAAAATCGTCGATAAGCTGAGCAGCCAGGACCGCGCCCAGCCCGAATTTGCGCGCCTCGCGGAATATCGTTTCCATGGTCGCGGTCCCCGCGTGCCGCGCCTCGTCCACCACGAGAAACGTGCGAAACAGCCCGCGATGCGACGTGGCGCCGGTGATGTGCCCGCGCGCGCGAAGCGCCCGCATCATGCCGCGCAGGATCGTATCCACCGCCACGCCCTTGACCGCGTCGGAACCGATGGCGCTCATGTCGATGCGCAGCGGGCGGGCGATGGTCGCCGCAGCCGACAGGTAGGACGACTTGTTGAAGATGGCGTGACCGAAGATGTCGCGCACCATGTTGGTGAGCCCCTTGGCCTCCTTATCCTCGCTGTCCGCCATGATCTGGAGCACACTGGCGAGCTGCGGCGCCGGCTTCTCCCAGCTCGCCGCGTTGTCTGCCGTAATCCCGGCCCGGGTGTACGCGGCTAAGAGGTAATCGGCCAGCATGGGGGACTGATTGTGGCCGATTGCCTTGATGCGGCTGGCGATGACATCGCGCAGGTCGCACACAGCCTCCTGAAGCCCGGTACGCGCGACTGCGACGGGATCGATGTCGAGCGGATTGAGCCCAATCTTGGACGCAGGCCCGCCCGACAGGATGACGCTTTCCACCTTTCGCCCGTCCGCCATGTCGCCGTGAAAATCAATGGTCAGCGAGGGCATGCCGGCCGCGTCCATGCCGCCAAGGATTTGGCGAATGGCCGTGGTCTTGCCGGAGCCGGACCCACCCACGATGAGCAGGAAGCCGTTGTCATGCGCGCCCGGCGCCCACGACATGCGGACGGCCGGGCTTGCAAAGCTGGCGAGGGATGTAAAGAGCGTCACGTCGTCTCCTGTCGATTATCCGGCCGTGCCGATCGGAATCACGAAATCCGATGATGGCGAGGCAGGCGGTGGGGGTGTCATGTCTGGCGCGGTCACGGCCAACTCTGGCATGGGCGCGGGCGGCTGCGGTGCCGGCGTGGCCGGCGCGAGGATCGTTTGGACGGAATGCACGATGAAGAGCACCCCCGCCATGAAGAGCCCTATGGCCATGGCCACGATGAAAAGGTCAAAAGCGAGTTCGGCCGTATTGGCCTCGTAATAGGGCTGTTCGGGCATGTGGTGCCCCATGGTGGCCCTGAGATTGTCGCCTCTCGGCATGCGATTTTTCCCTTTGGTTTACCCGCCGGATCGCTTACGCTTTGCGCGGGATGTCCAGTCCTGTCCTTAGCGCAGACCCGGTTCGTTGCTGACGGGTCTGCGCTTCTCACTACTCCGATGGGCCGCAGTCCGCTCGATCCCACCCCGCCTTAACCAAAGCCGCGCGCGCCTTCTCCGCTACCGCGCGTGCGCTTCCGCAGAGACTTCCGCCGATGTCGGGGGCACTCATCACCTGCAGGAGCATGAGTGCCATGTCTAGGGCCTCGTACATGTCCGGCGCGGCTGCGATCAGGCGGGCATCGGCCTCATGCCGGGCGTAGTCTAGCTCGTTATTCCCTACGCAGGCCACGAGGCGCGGCGCGCCCACCGAATGGACGCGGATTTCCCCCATACCCTTGTGGCCTTCATCCGCCGTCCATGGACCGGGGGTGAACTTGATATTGGTCATCACGCTGTGTCTCCGTTGATCTTGCCACGATATAGGTAATGCCCTATCGTGTCCACACACAACGGAGGACATCATGTTGGACGTCGCGACCGCTGAAGCGGACCCCGCCCCACTCATCATCGATATTTTCATCCCCGGAAAACCTGCCCCGCAAGGCTCGAAACGCCATGTTGGCCATGGCCGGATGGTGGAAAGCAGCAAATCAGTCGGACCATGGCGGGAAAGCATCCGCTGGGCGCTGGCCCGCGCACCTCGATTCCCCGAGGGAACGCCCGTGCGAGCCGACTTGCTCTTTGTGATGCCGCGACCGGGGAGCACACCCAAGAGAGGGCCGCGCTCGACGCCCCCAGCCATCCGCAAGCCCGACCTGGATAAGCTGGCGCGCGCGGTTCTCGATGCCGTGACATCGGCCAACGTGTGGCCCGACGATAGCTGCGTGACGCATCTGTCCGCCCGCAAGAGGGTGGCGCGACCGGAAGAGGCCGTTGGCCTGCACATGCGCCTGACCGCTGATGCCGGCTATCTGGATTGAGCCATGACCTCACCACGCGAACTTTCCCGCCGCGAAGCCGACGCCCTGCGCAAACGCATTGCCGCGCACATGTCGGAGTACGTGTCCATCAAACGAAACATGCTGCTGTTGACGCAGAGGCAGCTTGCCGACATGACCGGCATGCACGCCACCATGATCAGCAACCTGGAGGCCGGGGCCATCGCTAACCCCTCGATTGTCCAATGCATCATGCTGGCCAAGGCTCTGGGGTGCACACTTGGGGATCTGACCGGCGCCGACGTCCAGTGCGGCCAAAAAACCACGCACGCGAAGAAGGGATGACGCCATGAGGCTCAAATTGAAAACCGGAGCGTGCGCAGGGGCGGCTATTGGCGCGATAGTCCTCTACTGCGTTGCATCGACAAGCGAAAACGCGGCGTTGTGGGCCATCCTTGGGCTCGTGATGGGCTGGTGCGCACGCAGCGCCGCCGCGAATGACCTGGGGTGACGCCATGCCCCTGACCGCACAGCAGGAGGCGCTATTGACGCGGATCGACATAACCAGGCGCGCCATCACGGATCGCGACCGGATGATATGCCCCGGTCTCCACTATTGCCCAGACTGGAATGGTATGTTGGTGTGCGATGACGCACCGGAAGCGAGGGAATGCACATGCGACAAGTCACAATCAAAATCCCAGAGGTAGCCGACATCCTGCCGCGCGCCGATCTGCTCAAGGGGTGGCGAACGACAATCGTCAATGGCACCGCCGTGCTGTTCGGCACTGCCGCGACCGTGGCGCCTGACATGCTGTTGCCGTCGCCTGCGTGGCTCACGCACAGCCAAGCGGCCGGGCTTTTCGTCGTCATCCTGGGCGCGGCCAATATGGGCCTGCGTGCGATCACCACAACGCCACTGGGCATGAGCCAGGAGCGTGAGCGCGTCATCACCAAGCGCGTGATCGTGGCCGCGCCGCCTGCGCCCGTGGACTTTTGGGCCGCACGCGAGGAGATCGCCGAGCTTGGTGATGTTGTCCCCATGCCCGATCTGTCCGCGCCTTATCGCGACAGCGAGCCCGACAAGCCGTCTTTTGGCCTGCCCGTCAGCCCCGCCACCAATGCCATGATAGGGTTCATCGCCTCCGCGCCTGTCTGGTTCGGCGCCTGCGCTGCGTGGCGGCTGCTCTAATGTGCCTGCGCCGCCAGCACCGCCCGCCGACGCTTCCGGATTACCTCGCATGCTCCGTCGCGCTCGCGGTGCTGGCCGCCATCTATGCCGGGCTGATCGCCCTCGCCTACGCATCATAGGTAATTACCCATATTGACGGTATCACGCCTGTGATGCATAAAGGGACATCAGCAACGGAGAAACCTGATGTCCCGCACCACCCAAACCCCCGAAGAACTCCGCGCCGAAGCCCGCCGCCTCAACGAGCGCGCAGCCAGGGGCGCCAACATCACCCATTCTAACCCGTACGCGCTGCGCCAGATGGCTGCCGATGCCCACCGCGAAGCGCAGAAGCTCGAAAGCAAGCGGGGCGGCCGGTGAGCGCGCGGGATCGCTCGCTATTCCTCGCGGCGCTGCGTGAGGCACGCCGTAGGGGATGGATCGTCGTCCGCCGCTCGCTGCTACGGGATGCGGCGGCAAAGCGGGCCAGGAAGGTGTAGGCCAGGGCGCCGGGGAGACTCGGCGCCATTTTCATGAGGAGCAGACATGCGATATGTGAGCCTGCCAGCGCTCGGGCGCAACAAGCGCGTGACGCTTGGCGCGTACGTCAGGGCCGTGAAGCTCGCCAAGGCGATGCCGGACGCGGAATTCAAGCACGGGCTGTCCTGCTGGTGGCCATGCAAAGGCCGCGAGATCGTCGAGCAGTTCCGCGAGGGCATGCAGGAGCGGATAGCAGCGGGAATTCCGGCCAGCAAAAGGGGCGTGTCGTGAGAAACAAGCATCCCGGCCCCTGCTACATCTGCGGCAAGATGGTCGCGGTCGGCGAAGGTCACTTTGAACGCAATGGCAAAGGCGGATGGCGCGTGCGCCACATTCCATGCAAGACCGACAAGCAAGCAAAAGGGGTGCGCCATGACCAAACAACAGGGTGAGCCCCTTCGCACGGGGCAGACCTACATTGTCACCATCGACGACAGCGAGCGGCGAGCCGCCATCGCGAAGGCCATTGGCGAGGCGTGCGACGAAGTGGCGTGGTCGATATTCCGCGTCCTGTTCACAGTCATCGCCTCCCTCGTTGCGGCTCATTGGGCAATCCAGCTTGCCGAGGCGCTGAAGTGACGGCCTATTACAACGAAAATGACCCATTCGCGGCCGCGTGGCTGCGTGAACTGATCAGGGGTGGCCATATTGCGCCGGGGGAAGTCGATGACCGAAGTATCCATGATGTGCAAGCCGATGACCTGCGAGGATTCACGCAGCATCACTTTTTCGCAGGGGTCGGCGTCTGGTCTCACGCTCTTCGATTGGGCGGCTGGCCAGACGACAGGCCAGTGTGGACCGGCTCTTGCCCTTGCCAGCCCTTCAGCGTTGCAGGCAAGCGCGGCGGCGCCGCTGACGCCCGCCACCTCTGGCCCGTCTGGCTCGAACTCATCCGCCAGTGCCAGCCTGCAACGATCCTTGGCGAGCAAGTTGCGGGCAAGGCTGGATATGGCTGGTGGGACATTGTATCAACTGGCTTGGAGGGAGAGGGCTACGCCTGCGCTGCGGCCGATCTTGCAGCGGCGAGCGTTGGCGCGCCGCACATCCGACAGCGCCTTTACTGGCTGGCCAACGCCGCAAACGGCGGACGGGAGCGGGGGCGGGGCTGCGTGGCTCGCGATGGGCGAGCGGCGGCACGGGTCGAATCTGAACGACTTCGCGATGTTGGCGGGTTGGGGCACGCCAAAAACCACTATGGGCGATTACCAGACGGACCGGACGGGCGCGGTGTGCCTCAACCTGTCGGGACAGGCCAAGCTTGCGGGGTGGGTGTCTCCGCAAGCGGCGGACGCGAAGGGCAGCGGCATCAACCAGCACACGGCCTCGCTTTGCAAGCAGGCGCGGACGCTGACCGGGCCGGCCCGACTAACGGCTACTGGCGAACTGCTGACTGGCTCGGATGCACCGACGGAAAGTGGAGGCCAGTTGAACCCGGCTCATTCCCGTTGGCTTCAGGGATTACCGGCCGTGTGGGACGATTGCGCGGCTATGGCAATGCAATCTGTGCGCCGCTCGCCGCGGCGTTCGTCGAAGGCGTGATGGAGTGCGTGTGAAAGCGAAAACCGCTCCCGTTTATGGCGGGAGCGGTCTAACCGATCGTCCGAGGGAAGAGCCTAGACGCGCGGGCGTGCATGGGCTATGCCTCGCATTATGCATCTGGCGCGGGCGGCTTGTCCAGCATGGATAGCGCCTCGGCATGCACCGCGATCAACCGGCGCGACCAGCCCAAGCCGAATGTCTTGAACGTATCCCTCAGCGACCCATAGGCGTTCATCCGCCGCGCCACGAACTCAGTCAGCAATTTTCGAGTGTTAGCCGATGTCACCGCCCGCATGGTGACGGGGCCAAGAACCCCGTCAGGTACCACGTAAGCAGCCCCCTGCAACAGTCTCACCGCACGCCCCACGCCCTGATTAACCGCGCAATCGAACACGGCCAAGTCGATGCCGGCCGGAAGATCGTCGCCGGCCACTTGCGCCCAATACCGCGCCGCGTAGATCGTGGCTGCCTCGTCCCGCGTCAGCGCGCGCACGTCCGCCTTGGTCACGGGATGACCGCGCCAGCTTTCCAGCACCGCCCGCGTGATGCCCATGTTCGTCGCGCCGCCTGGATCTGACGGGTGATCGCTGTACCCGCCCTCATGGATGAGCACATGCTCAAGGCACCGCCGAAAATTACCGCTGGCCATGCATCAGCCCCTCGCGCGCGATCAGCACCAGCGCCTCAATCTCGGCATTGCGCGCCGCGTCGATAGCGTCAGCGGCCGCGCGCAGGCATTCAGCCGCGCCAAGATCGCGGCGGTGCTTGAAATAAGCGATCGGGCGACTGGTGTTGACCCTCACGGCGTAGTCGTGCAACTCATCGTTGCCGCGCTCGGTCGGATTGGGCGTGACATTCTGGATGATGAGCACCATGTCACTCACCTGGATCGACCGTCAGCGGCTTGCGGTTCTGGCGGACAGGAGCGTCCAGGCGGTCAACGAAGGCTCTCATGGAGTCCTGCAGCCCGCGCACCGTCTCACTGATCTTTGCCGTCTCGGCCTTCACCTCGGCCACGACCTTCTGCACCTGCTCAAGGTCGCTCGATCGCGCGGGAATAAACAGGTAGCCGCCGGCAAGCGCGGCTGTCAGAAATCCGCCAATCACGGTCCCGATTTTGGCGATATCCGCGTAGCTGATCGCGACTTGAACCATGCGCGGCTGCGGCGCCCCCACTTCATCCGACATCTGACGATGCTGCCCTGTACCGTTGATATTCAAGCTCATTTCGCGCCCTCCACATCAGGGGAGCATGCCTCATGCCGCCGTGCCGAGCAACCCGCGTCATGATGTTGGGGGCGTGAATTCCAGATACCAAATGACGCTGCGGACGACACCCGCCGTGAATGCGCCCGTGTTGACGGTGTATCGCAAGGGATCGGTGCCGCTATAGTAGCCGGTTGGCCCGATATGCCCGCGATTGGTGCCGCCAACGGTGAATCCGAGAGATCCGCCAAATTTATTGGACGTCGAGCCGTCACCGACGCTGAAGGACGCGCCGCCACCAGATGCGGTAATCGCCGTCGTGACCCGCGTGGACACGCCGAGGATTAGCCCAATGGGCAATGCGGTCGCCGCGTCCGTCGTCGATCCCGACAGCGTCGTGGATTGCGACAGCGCGCGCAGCTTAATGCCAGCACCATTCGCGGTCAGCAGGCCAAGGTCAATATGCGACACCTCATCGACGGCCCATGCGCTTCCTGTGTGCCGATAGAGCAGATCCTCATCGACGATCCATGCCTGCCAGCCCTCTTCGGGCGCCGAGAACGACCACGACGAAGACGCGCTGACATATTCAGCAACGCTGCCATCTTGGCTGGCCCATGCACCCGTCGCGCCGCTCGCGACAATGTAGCGATCACCGTTGGCGGGAGACCCGGGCGGGGACGTAAGGTCTTTGTCCTCGATGATGAGCGCGTGCAGGGCGATGCGCCCTGTGATCTGGCTGGCGGCAATGCCAGCTTTCGGCAGGTTGTCATAGGTTTGCAGCGTGACATCGGCGGATGTCCTGACAACGACCTTCCAATCATAGGTGTCATCGACATAGACCAGCGGCACGAAGCCGCCAGCGTCACATTCCACATAGGGCGTGGTGTGCGCGACAGTTCCGCCCGCGTTCTGCCAGACGGTCAGCGCCGTTGTCGTGCCCGCGCGATAGTGATAGACGCGCGCGCCAGACTGCGGGACGCCGCTTGAGTTCGTGATCTGCCGGCCAGAAAGGAATGATAGTTGCGTGGTCATGGTTGCTCCTACGGCCCGTAAGGCTGTCCGCCAATGCTGGCGTTATGCTCGTCTATGGCCGCGAAGAAGGCCTCAAGATCCGCGTCAAAGCGATCTCCAACCCGCGCCGCCATCATCTCGCGGCGCGGGTTGCGCTCTGGCACGGTTGCCATTTCGCGCGCCTTGGCCACCTCGCCACCCTGCATCCATTCCGGCAGGTAGCGAGCCAGGGCGTTACGCCCCTGTGCCCGCTCGTCCTCGGAATAGTCGGTCATCGCGTCAATCGTGCCGGGGAGCATGCCGACGCCAGCAGCGCCGGCCGCGCGCCCGACGACCTCGGGCAGCTTGCTGACGGCATAGGGCACGGCCGCCGCCGTTCCCGCCGCCGTGATGCCCGCAAGCAGGCTGTTTCCGCCCCCGCCATCGCCGCCGGCCGCTTCGGCCTCCGATGAAGTGGCATCATAGGCCAATGCGCCAGCAGCCATCGGCAGCAGCAGCGATGACGCGCCGCGCGTCTTGGACAGGGTGCGGACAGCGTCCGAGATGCGGGATGAGAAATTCGCGCCACTCTTCACGCCAAGCTCACGCGCGACTGCGGCGCGATTCCCGGCATTGAGGTTGTTTTCAAGCCACGTCGTCGCCGTGGTCTTGTTGAGTGGCCCCTTGGCGCCAGCGGCGCGGGCGGCTGCGATCAGGCGATCGGCGTGTGGACGTGGGCCGGATGGCTGCACGGCTGGCGCGGGAGTTGCCGGCGCGGCAACGGCGGCGACAGGCGCAGGAGCAGGTGCAGGAGCAGGTGCAGGAGCGCGGGGCCCGCCGCGATCTGGCGGCGTCAGCGCGCGTACCGCCCCTTCACCGACGACGCCAAGGCCCGCCATTGTCATGCCCGTACCAACGCCGCGCACGAGGTCTCGCCCGGTATCATTCTGTATCCTGGGCGCGATGTGTTCGCGGAGGATGTAGCCCTCTGGCAGCATCAGCATGCTGCGGCCGATATAGGGCGCGATGCGACCGCCTGCCCCCATCTTGGCCGCAGCCTCGGGAGCCATGCGAGCTTGGCGCGCCTCGATCCCAGCCGCCTGCCTGTGGCCGGCATAAAGGCCCGCGAGCGGCGGAACGGCGGTCTTAGCGATCTGATAGGCCTGCCCCGGCAAGGACGCGTCGAAGTCCTCGCGCTCTCGCCGCCGGCGCGCATCCTCCTGCTCGCTGGCCATGCGGGCGCGCGCCTCTTCAGCCGATGCCGCCTGCGAGCGCGCCGCCGTCTCCGCCTCGCGGGCAAGCCGCTCCTGTTCCAGGCGTTGATTGGCGAGCCGCTGCGCTTCCAATTCGGCATCGCGGCGCTGTGCATCAAGGCGCTGACGCTCCACCTCTTGCTGCCGCTTGCGCTCGGCTGCCGCGCGGCGTCGGCGCTCTTGCTCGGTCATCGGCATTGCCGTATATCTCCCCCGTTGGAGATTTGCATGGTTAAGCTCAAGATTTTACTTATGGATATTCTTACGGATAGGTTCGGAGACGCTGTCGGGCTGTCGATTTACGCCATCATCGCCGCCGTGCAATGCGCGGCGCTGCTCTGGCTATTCGGGTGATGTGTCGTCCTTGATCGCGCTGCCCCGCCCAGCCATCTGCCCCGCGACACTGGCTAGCCTGCGGACGCCGATGCTCCGCGCCTCGCGAAGAGCGTCCATATAGGCGCGCCGCTGCGCCGAATTCGTCGCGGATTGCGCCAGGCGATTGAGGAGCGGCAGGAGTTGCGCGGGATCGGTTTGCGTCAACAGGTCGAGAACCTCACCCGCGCCGCGCCGCCCGATCTGCGTTGACAGCCGCGTGGACAGGTTTTCGAGCAGCTTGCTCCACCGTCCGGTCGCCACATCGGCCGCAGCCGATGCGCCTTCCATCATGCGGCCCATGTCGCTGCCAAGCTCCGCCGTGCGCGATCCCGCCATGATGTCGTTCTTCGTGCGCGTCGTTGTCGCCTCGCGCCGCAGGTCGCGGAGGAGCCGTTGCCCTTGGGCATGGAGCGCGCGATTAGAGCGCGGATAGAGCCGCTCGACGATCTCGCGGACGGCCGGCGTGTCGAACTGGTTCGCGACCGCGCCTCCGGTTTGCTTGTTCGCCGCGTCATCCATCAACTTGCGGGCGAAGCCCAGCCGGAAAAGCTCCTGCTGCGCGGGCGTGTAGGCGTCGAAGCCGCGCAAGACCTCGCGAGCAGGGGCGCCGAGGCGCGCGGTGAGCGCGGCGCCAGCCTCTAGCGCGCCCTCTTCTCCGAATTGCCCCATGCCCTGCGCGTAACTGGCGCGAATGCCGCGAAATGTCGGGTAGTACTCCTCGATGCGGTCAAGGAACACCTCGCGGAGATTTCGGGCGTGCCGTGCGCTGTTCGGATTGCTCGCGAAACCCTCCGAGGCGATACGAAGCTGCCGCTGGATCTGATCGAGCATGTCGGGGCTGAAGACTTGCGCCTCTGGATCGACATCGGGCACGGGCTCTTGCGGCTGTCCCGCGCGCCGCGCCTCCTGGTTGCGGCGGATCACATCCACGCGGGCGTTGCGCTGCGCCTGGATCGAGGCGCGGCGAAAGAGCGGATCGGCCATCAGGTCGCCTAGCTGGTCCGTGGCAAGGTCTGGCTCGGCGCGAAAGGCCGCATACGCCGTGCGCGCCTCGTCTTGCAGGTTTTGCAGGCCAGCGGCGCGCGTGGCCTCGAAGTCACCGCCCGCGACGGATCGCTGCACGATGTTGCCGACGCGCCCACCCTGCGTCTCCTGCCGCCCCATAAGGCGCTGCGCCGCCGTTCCGCTGTCATCGCCCGCGAGGCTGTAGGCCGCGCGGGCAAGGCGCGTCACTGGTCCGGCCGCACCGTCCCCGGCCGTCTCCTTCGCGATGTCCACGATATTCATCGGCGTGGGGTTGACCTCGCGATAGCGCGCGACATAGCGGCGGACGGTGTCGGCGCCTATGCCGTATGTCCGGCCGATGGCGTCCGCCGCCTCGCCCTGCATGCTGCGGCTGATGATGTCCGCCATGTTCTCATCGGTAAGGCCGCGCTTGGCGAGCGCCGCGCTTGGCGGCGGCGAGACCTGCGCGCGGATCGCAGCCGGATCGATGCCAGCCGCCGACATGCGGTCAGCCACGGTGTCAATCGCCGCTTGCTCTGGATTGCGCGCGTTGCGAATGGCCTGTTGCCCATAGCGTGCCGCCGATGCGATGCCCTGCCCCGTGCGCATGACGGCAGGCCCCACGACTTCGGAGGCGATGGGCCCTGCGATGCCGCCGATAACGCCACCCGCGACAGCGCCGCCCGCGCGGTTCAGCGCGCCGCCCTCTCCCGCTCCGAAGCCAGACGCGGCGCCATAGCCCGCGCCGGTCAGCGCCGAACGACCAACGCGAGCCGCAAGGCTTGGCGCGGCCATCACCGCGCGCGCGGCAGGACCGCCCGCGAGAAGCCCGCCGCCGATCTCGGCACCAACGGCCTGCACCGGGTGTTCCGCCTCGAATTTGCGCTCGTCCCCACGCATCTCCGCCAGGATGGCGTCGTATGTGCGCTCGGGGATGTCCATGCCGAGCGCGCGCGCCACGCGATTGCCGACGGCACCGGCGCCTGCTCCGACCTCTTCGGCAACATTGAAGGTGACACCCTGTGCTGCCTTCTGCGCGAGGCCGCGCGCGTATTCTCCCCACGTCTCTTTCGGCCCCATGCCGACGCGCTTGTTGAATTCGGCGCGATCGATCTTCCCCGCATAGTGCTTGGCATAGACGCGATCCGCGAATTCCTGATCGGTCAGCGCCGCGTAGGCGGGTGAGGATGCCTTCATTTCGGCAATCGTTGGCATCAGTCGAGTATCCCGAAAGGATCATTGCCAGAGGCAGCCGGCGCCGACGCAGGCGCCACGGGAGCGGCCGCACCGGCATTCGCGCCCATATATTGCCGCCAGTCCGTGCGCGGCTCGATCTGATAGACCGTGTTGCCCTTGGCGTCACGCCCCACAATGGCATTGTCCGCCGAATATCGGTTCCAAGCCTGCTGGAATCCGCGCGCCGAGCCGTATTGCTGTATCCAGGCGTCATACATTTCCGCCCGCGCCTGCGCGCGCAGGCCGCCGCCCTTTATGATCGCGATGGGCGCCTGCGCGGCCTCGTCCGTCATGCTGCCGCCCGGCTGCGACTGCTGCAAAAAGGCAAGGTCCCGGTCGGACAGCGCGCCCTTGAGGGATTCCGCCGCCTGCCGCGTCAGGCTGCTGGACGCCGCCTCGATCTGGTCAAGCGCCTGCACATCCCTGCTTGTCGGGATGATGCCGGCGCCCCCGCCGATGTTGCGTCCAATCGCGCGCGTGGCCGCGTTGTTGAGCCACGAGCCCTCGAAGTTTGTCCGCCGTCGCGCATCCTCCAGGGCGGCAAGGTTCTGCGCCATGTCGGCGGCACCCTGACTTGCCGTCGCATAATCCTCGCTCGCCTTGGCATCGCGCGCGGCCATGGCCTTTTCAAGCGGGGATGATGCCTTTGACCCCTGCCCCGCGATCTCAGCCTTGCGCCGCTGCAACTCCATCGTGAGCACGTCGGACACCTTGCCAGCCTGGGCAAGTGCATAGTCGCGCGAGGAAAAGTCCTGATATTGCGACACGTCCACGCCGCGCTGCTTTAGCCCGTCGATAGCTCGCGCCCATTTGTCTGGCGTGTCGGCGATCATCGCGAGGTTGCCCAGCATGCCCTGGAATTTCGCGGCCTTCTCGAGCGCATCGGTCTTGGCCTCGCGCGCCTGCGCCCGCAGCTTT